CACGACAGTGGCCGACGACAAAATGATCCGTCCCTTCTTTAGGGACATTGGTAAATCAATCTTTCTTGCTTCTAAGAAGGGTGCTCACTTCTACAGCTGCCTTGACTGGAAGAGCTGGGCAGCAGTGATGGACAGCTATTCAGGTGCTGGTCTAACCATCAAAAACATGATCGTCTGGGATAAAGCTCATGGAGCTCTTGGCCAGGCTTACCGTTCGCAGCACGAGCTGATCATGTTTGGCGTTTGCGCCAATGTTGGAATCTCCATCACCGCTACAGCTGGCGTATCCAATGATCACCAGATTTCAGACGTCAACGTATGGCAGTGCCCCAGGGAGCCCAAACTGGGGATGCACGCAGCCCTAAAGCCGCAGGACTTGATCAAGCGTGCCCTGAACAACAGCAGCTCAAAAAACGATTTAGTCCTTGACTTGTTTGGGGGTTCTGGCTCGACCCTGATCGCTTGCCAGGACACCTCCCGAAAATGTCGGATGATGGAGATGGAACCTAAATACTGCGACGTCATCGTCAAACGCTGGGAAGACTTCACAGGTAACACCGCTGTCTGTGAACCATCAGAAGCTCACTTCAACCAGGAGCAACAGGAGGCGTTCTAAATGGCCGCCAAAGGAACTACTAAAGCAGAAACTGAACTTCGCGCTCAACGCTTCGCTCGTATCATCGCAAGCGGTGGTCGTAGGTCAGACTGCATTCGCTATGCCGCTGAAAATTGGGGGGTTGGTGAACGTTCTTGCGATAAATATCTCGGCATGGCGCGAGATATGCTCAAGGCAGACTGGGACATCGAACGCCCTCAAATGGTCGCTGATCTGCTTTCTCAGTGCTCAACACTTCAAATGGAAGCCAGGAGAGCAGGCCAATACCACATAGCCTTGGGCGCAATCAATACTGCAGCAAAGCTTGCTCAGCTGTGTTCTTAACAAAGATGTTTTGAGCTGTGAGTATCCTGGATTGTCAGCCGAAAACAGGCATCCTTCAAATGGTAAAGGGTGACGCTGGAAATCTTGACATTCAAAAGACGATCAATGAAATTCGTCAAGATTTGCACCCTGGCCAGTTAAGCTTTGTTGATGATCATGAAACTGAAATACTAGGAATTTCTGCTGGCTATGGTGCTGGAAAAACGAGGTCTTTATGCGCCAAGGCTTTTGTTTTGGCCGCGGCAAACCAAGGGTTTATCGGTGCTGTAATGGAGCCCACTGGCCCATTGATTAGGGATATTTGGCAAACTGATTTTGATGATTTTTTAGATCACTACGAAATCCCACACAGTTTCAGGGCAAGTCCGTTGCCTGAATATGTATTGCACTTGCCAGGGGGAGACACCAAAATTTTGTGCCGTAGCTTTGAAAGCTGGCAAAGAATTATTGGCTTGAACCTTGCTTGGGTCTTGTCTGACGAGATCGACACCGTTCACCCATCAATTGCTAATAAGGCGTTTCCAAAAATCCTTGGCCGCCTGCGCTCCGGCAATGTTCGCCAGTTTGCAGCTGCAAGCACTCCTGAGGGTTATCGGTGGATGTGGCAGACCTTTGGCAGTGAAGAGGCTCTTTCTCGCCCAGATCGGAAGCTGATCAAGATGAAGACAACGGATAACCCACATCTTCCGCCAGATTTTATTGAGCGCTTAAAGGCTAACTACGATCCCAACTTGTTGAATGCTTATCTTAACGGCGAGTTTGTAAACCTAAACACAGGACAGGTTTACGACCGATTTGATCGTTCAAAACATGTTGGCAAGATTCCTGATGACAGCTCGCAACCTCTGCGGATTGGGATTGATTTTAATGTTGGCAACATGAATGCAGTTATTGCAATCAGAGAAAAGAACAGGTTGCTTTTTATCGATGAAATTGCTAAAGCTCATGATACCGATGCACTTGCTCGTGAAATCCGCAGAAGGCACCCAGACAGAAAAATCTACATTTACCCTGACGCTTCAGGCGGATCAAGATCAACGAATGCTTCGCAGACCGACATCCAAATTCTTGAAGGTTATGGGATGTCTAATCAGAGCCCAAAATCAAACCCACCGATTCGTGACCGTGTTGCAGCTGTTCAAGCCCTGCTGGAAAATGGAAAGGGTGAAATCAGGATGCAGATCGATCAACGGTGCAAAAAGCTGATTGAGTGCCTAGAGCTGCAGAGCTATGACGACAAGGGCAACCCCGACAAGAGCGCAGGTTATGACCACATGGTTGATGGTTGCGGCTACTTGATATGGCGAGAGTTTAACCCGCTTCACGCTGGGGCAGGAAAGGGAACAGGCATCAGGTTGTATTGATCCAATTTGCGAGCTGGCCACCGCAAGGCCCAGCAGGGCCGCAATGGTTTATATTTAATTCATCGGAGGCACGGCCTTCACACTTTCCTCAAAAAAAATGACTCTGATTGAAACCACCAACAACGGCACCTTTCACACCCTTACAACTGAAAAGGGTAATGTCGTTGAAGTCAGCACTTCACTTGGCCATGTAATGGTCTTTATTCAGCGCAAGGGATGCAAGCAGCTGGCGAAAGGTCGCCGCTTTGCTTCTATCGCCGCTGCTGCTGAAGCCTATAAATCTGCAGATGTGAAGTCGGCTCTTTACGCTCTCGCTGAGGCGTGATAAGCTTTGGGTGATCCTCCTACAGATCTACTTAGGTTTTCGGACCTTTTTGAAACCCTCCGGTTGCCGCCGGGGGGTTTTCCTTTGTCGCTTAAAATAAAAAGACAGACGCTTAAAAGCCTTGTACACGGGATATAACTTCTACGACCGCCCACAAACTCAGCGAGTCGTCACAAAGGTAAATGATCCAAATTCGGCTTGGTACGCTCAAGAGCCGCACTGGATGTTGATTGAAGACCTTTCAACAGGTACTTACGGAATCAGAAAAAAGCACCGGCGATACTTGCCGCAAGAGCCGCGAGAACTAGACGAAAGCTATGACAACAGGCTTTTTCGCTCTGTTTGCCCTCCGTATTATCAAAGACTCGAAAGGATGCTAGCGGGCATGTTAACGCGCAAGCCTGTAAGGCTTGATGATGTCACAGACACGATCAGAGAACAGCTGTTTGATGTTGACATGCAAGGCAACGATTTAAACAGTTGGACATATGAAGCGGCGAGGAAAATGATACGCTATGGTCACATCGGCATCCTTGTTGATGCTCCTGCTAATGGTGGTAGGCCTTACTGGAATTGCTATACACCAAGAGAAATTCTTGGCTTTCGCATTGAGGCAATCGAAGGCCAATCTAGACTCACTCAACTGAGGCTTCAAGAATCGATCGTGATTCCATCTGAAGATTCAGAATATGGAGAAGAGCAAGTTGAGCAGATCAGAGTGTTGAGGCCTGGAGAGTATGAAATTCACAGAAGAGGCAAAGACGGTGACTTTCAAATTGTTGAGGAAGGTGCAACAACAATTCAAGAAATTCCTTTTGCCGTTGCCTACTCAAACAGATACAACATTTTGGAATCTAGGCCACCGCTTGAAGATATTGCAGAATTAAACCTTAAGGCCTATCAGGTTCAATCAGATCTAGACAACCAACTTCATATCAGCGCGGTGCCAATGCTGGCATTTTTTGGCTTTCCTTCTTCAGCTGAGGAAGTATCCGCAGGGCCAGGAGAGGCTTTGGCATTTCCTGCTGAAGGTAGAGCAGAATACATTGAGCCGGGTGGCAGTTCGTTTGATTATCAATTCAGAAGACTTGAAAGTATTGCCAGCCAAATCAATGAGCTTGGATTGTCTGCTGTGCTAGGCCAAAAGCTTTCTGCTGAAACCGCAGAATCCAAAAGAATTGATAGAAGCCAAGGCGACTCAGCAATGATGGTTATTGCTCAGAACATGCAAGACGCTATCGATAATTGTCTTCAGTTTCATGCCCAATTTTTGGGTGAGTCTCAAGCTGGAAGCTGTTTGATTAATCGTGATTTCCTTGGCATTAGACTTGAGCCACAAGAGATTCAATCGCTCTTGCAGCTTTACACTGCAGGGACAATTACTCAGGAAACCTTACTGCAGCAACTTGCCGATGGTGAGGTTTTGGGTGATGATTTTGATGTTGAAGAAGAAATCGAAGCTACTCAAAACGGCGGCTTAATCGAGCAAGAGCAGCCAGAGCCAGCCCCAGAGCCTGACGAAGAACCACCAGTTGAGCCGGGCGTTGAGATCGAAGAATAAGAGGATCTGGCTGTGCTGATTCTTCTTATGATTGGCTCATGGCTAAGGGATCTAATGGGCAAGCCAAAGGAGAAACCAAAAGAGCAGCAGCCGGAACAAAGGCCTGTCGTTTACGTTTATCACGAGGAATTACCCGAGGAAATTTTTGCAATTGTTAGATTAACCTGGTACAGAGACAATCTTGCCATTTCAGTTGATGAAATCGCGCTAATCAAAGAGGATAGTCTCTACGAGGAATTTCCAGGCGTATTGAGAGATGCGTTGAACGCAGGCGCTGATGTCTCAATAAAAACATCACTTGAGGCTGAAGTTTTGGGCATTGAGGTGATCTGATGACTTTACCCCCTAATCTGCAAACAATTTTTCGTAATGCGATTGATCTCAACAGATACAGCAACAGCGTTGCCAGAAAAATAATTAATCAATACAACTTGATTATTGTTGATTCAGTAAATCAGCTGCAGGGCATCGATGAGGC